TACCGCGCAGCAGACCGCCCTTAACCTCAAGGCGGATGCGTCGGCGTTCGGCACCATCGACACCAACTACGTCACCGTCTTTGAGGCGGCGTTGGTCTGATGGCTACACTCGCAGCCCGCATCACCGACTTGGCAACCCGGATCGGGGTCGAGATCAAGGCCATGGCCCCGAAGCTCATACCGGCCGGCGGCGTCACTGGGCAGGTGCTGGCCAAGGCCAGCGCCACCAACCACCACCTCGCCTGGGTCGATGCAGGCGGCGGTTCAGCAGACGCTGACTACGGCCTGATCACGTCGTCGCCAGCCGCGTCGGCCGACTATGGAGACCTTGCATGAGTACGGCAATCCAGCGACGACGCGGCAGCACTTCGGAGCATGCCGCCTTCACCGGTCTGGTGGGTGAGATCACTGTCGACACGACCAAGAAGACGGTCATCGTCCACGATGGGGCAACCGCCGGAGGCACCCCGCTCGCGAGGGCAAACCAGATCGCCGACGTCCCCACCGCGTCTGCAGCCAACTTCCTCGCCGATGTGGCGAACAAGGTGCTGGTCTCGGACAAGGTGTGGGACGCCGCTGTCCCGGTCAGCCTCGGGACGCCTTCGGGCAACGTCACGCTCGACTTCGCGGCCTTCATCAACGGCTTCATGAGCCCGAGCGCCAACTTCACGTTCTTCGCGGCGAGCAACCGGAAGGCCGGGCAGTCGGGTCAGATCAGGGTCTGGAACCCCTCGTCACGCACGCTCAGCCTCAACACCAGCATTTTCGTCAGCCCCAACGGGGCGGGCATCGCACTCGGCACGGGCCGGAACATCCTCTCGTACTACATCGACGATGAGTTGCTGGTGCATGTGTTTTTGGCCGGAAAGGGGATGGCATAATGGTTCTTCCTGGAATTGGAGGGCTGGTAGGCGGAGCGGCAAACCCGCCCAAGGTCACTTACCTCGGCGGGTTTGCGAACGCGGGGAGCATCGTTGTCCCTCGCCCCGGCCTTCTGGTCGTGATGGCTGGTGGTTGGCGCAGTGGCTCGGGCACTCGGCAGGTGAGCGCAATTTCCATCGGTGGTAACAGCGCCGCCCCGAACGCGCGGCCCAACGCGCAGTTTGGCTGCGTCGGCCTTCGCGCGCGCGAGGTGGCCGCAGGATCAATAGCCATCAGCGCCTCATTCAGCGGGTCGCTGACCAATGGTTACGCAATCTCCTGTGCGCTCGTCGAGGAGTACGGGTCGAATGCTGTGCAGGCCGTCTACAACGGCACGACCTACGGCACCGGCATAGACACTCGTAAGGTCGACCTGACGTACCCAGACCCCAGCGTAGGCATTTGGGCGCACACCCACGCGGGCGGCGCCCTTTGCACGGGCGCGGTGGAGGGCGACCTGCTCAACAGCCGCAACGACCTGGCGGACGGCCAGGCCTATTCGCTAGGCGTGCACTCCTCGGGCGGTGGGGAGGGGCTGGTGACCAGCTATTTCGACCCGTTTGCCGGAACGCTCTACAACGGCGTGTCCTGCGGCATCCTCTTGAAGTGAGAACCCCATGACCCTCTACCTCGAAACCTCCGAGGGGTTCGCCCCTTGGAATGGCCAGCCTATTGCTGGCATCCTTCACCCGCGCGATATCGGCCGGCTTTGGTCGGCAGCAGAGCTTGAGGCCGTGGGCCTCTATGCTCCGGCGGAAGCCGCCCCCGTGCCCGAGGGCAAGCGCGTCACCTCGACCGGCGTTCAGCGAGTTGAGGGCGTCGTTCGCAGCGTCCACGCGCTGGAAGATATCCCGCCCATCGAGCCCGCCGATATCGTGCTGTCGGATCGCCAGCTCAGGCTTGGCCTGATCGCGGCGGGCGTCCTGCCGTCTGCCGTTCGCAGCGCCATCGAGGCGGCCGTGACCGACCCGCTCGAACGGGAGGCGATGCTGACGTGGTTCGACTACACGCGGGATATCCGGTGGGACCACCCCGTCACTCAGCAGCTCATGGCAGTCGCGGGCTTCACCCCCGAGGCGGCCGAGGCAATGTGGCTGGGGGCGGCGAGTATCGAGGCCTAGGCCCGATGCTGCCATTCGCCGACCAGCCGGTTGGCATGCGCTTCACGGCCCCCCTCTGGCTTGAGCCAGACCCGAACGGGCGCGGCTACAAGACGGCCCGCACCTTCTCGTTCGATATCGGCTTCAAGGGGTCGGGCCTCACGGTCACGGTCCCCGAGGGCTTCCAGACCGATCTTGCGACGGTTCCCCGAGCCTTATGGTGGCTATTTCCGCCGCACGATCCTCAGTATGCGGCAGCGGCCGTGCTGCACGATTACCTCTACTCGTGGCGCTCGCCCGATGGCGAGCCCTTCGACCGCGCGACGGCCGACGGCATCTTCCTCGAAGCCATGCTGGTCCTCGGCGTGGCTCGTTGGAAGGCGCTGGCCATGTTCGTCGCGGTTCGCCTCTACAGCGAAACCGTCCAGGCCGGCCCCTAAGCCGCCCCCACCCCTGCCCCATCAAGGAGACTACCTATGTCCAGCCCGACTTTCGGGATCGAGATCACGCGCCTCGATAATGAGCCGCGTCCGGCCGTAAAGGCCGACATGGCCGTCATCGGCCTCGTCGGCACCGCCCCCGGTGCCAACCCCGAGCAGTACCCGCTCAACGACCCGGTGCTCGTGTTCAGCGACGACCCGGTTGCCATCGCGGCCCTCGGCCCCACCGGCTCCCTCGCCGGGCAGCTGGAGCTCATCAACGCGCAGCTGGGCGACTTCCAGCGCTCGGCCCGCGTGGTGATCGTCCGCGCCGACCCGGGCGTTGACGCCGCGGCCCTGATGACCGCCCTTGTCGGCAACTCGGCGCTCAAGACCGGCATCCACGCGCTCCGCGCGGCGGGGCCGAAGCTCGGGGTCGTGCCGCGGCTGATCGGCGTCCCGGGTTACACCCACCAGCAGGAAAGCGGCGTCGCTGCGGTGAACATCACCGCGCCCGGCACCGGCTTCACTGTCGGCGCTGCCCTCACTGCGACCGGCGGCGGCGGCACCGGCTTTGCGGCGACCGTCGCCTCGGTTGACGGGACGGGCGGGATCACCGGGCTGAACATCACGAACGGCGGCAAGAACTTCGTCACCGCCCCCACCATTGCGGCGGCCGGTGGCACGGGCGCCACTTTCGTTGCCGTCGTGGGCAAGCTGGCTAACCCCATCGTCGCGGCGCTCCCGTCGCTCTGCTCGGCCCTGCTGGCCCATGCCGTCATCACCGGCCCGCACTCGACGCTGCAGGGCTACACCGACTGGCGCGAAACTATCCAGTCCGACCGGCTTATCCCGGTGGAAAGCTGGATCAAGGTCGGCGCCAGCGCGACCCTCATGGACAGCGTCGGCGCCGTGCTCGGCATCGGCGTGCGCCGCGACCACGAAAAGGGCGGCCGCCCGTTCCACTCGTGGGCCAACCAGCCGGTGCAGGGCATCGTCGGGCCGGGCCGCAACATCGACTTCTCGCTCACCGATGGCTCCACCGAGGGCCAGTCGATCCTCGCCCTCAACGGCGGCGTGATCCTCCGGGGCGAGGCGGGCGTCGAGACGGCGATTGCGTCGGGCGGCTTCGTGTTCGTCGGCACCGACACCGCGGGTGAGGACGATCTCTGGCGGTTCTACAACGTCACCCGCGGCCGGGACTACATCCACCTGATGTTCCTCCGGACGCTCCGGTTCTACCTCGGGCGCTTCACCATCAACGGCCAGACCATCGAGGCGATCCGCAACACCATGGTGTCGGCCCTGCGCGACCTGCAGGCCGAGGGCGACATCCTCGGCTACAAGGTGTCGTTCGAGCGCGACCAGAACAGCCCGGAAAACCTCCGGATGGGCAAGTTCACCGTGAACTTCGCGGCCGAGGAGGCGCCGGTCCTGCGCCAGCTGGGCATCCGGTCGTCGCGCTACCGCCCCGCTCTCGACACCCTGCTCGACAACCTGATCGCACAGCTGGACATCGCGGCCTGACGGCAGCGGTGTTCCGCCCCCTCCCCCACACCCTACCTGACACAGAAAGGGCCCACGCATGAGCGGGACCGTTTACATCATGGAGGCGGTGAACCTCTTCGTCGGCGATGCTGACCCGACCAAGAGCAAGCACCTCACCATTGCCGAACTGAAGCTGCCGGACCTTGCCGGTATCTATGCCGACCACCACGCAGGCGGCGCCCTTGTCGCCACCGAGTTCGAGGTCGGCGTCGAAAAGCTCGAGCCGACCTTCAAGCTCAACGGCTTCGACCCCGATCTCCTCGCCGAGTTCGGCCTCGGTTCGCGCGTCCGGAACAAGTTCACTGGCTACGGCGTGATCCGCGACCAGCGGACGGGCCGCGCCATCGAGAGCAAGGCGATCATCGAGGCCCGTCTCGGCCGGATCGCCCCCGACGCCTTCCAGCGCGGCGAGCTACAGGGCCACGAGTACTCGATGAACAGCGTCGTCCACTACGAGCTCTGGTTCGACGGGCAGGAGAAGGTCTACTGGGACTTCTTCTCCAACGAGTGGCGGGTGGGCGGGGTCGACCAGAACTCCGACATCAACCGCATCCTCCGCATCCCCTCGCTGGGCTAACCCCCCGCCAGTCATCCCGCCGGGCGCAAACACGGCGGCGCCTCCGTCCCCGCCAAGGAACCCCTAAATGACCGACCTGCCCAATCAGCACGCCGCTGATGCGCTCCACTATGTCGCGGCCGCCCCGTCCGGCCCTGCCGCCGCCCCGCCCGCGCCCGAAACGGAACCCGCAGCCCAAGCGGCCCCTCGGCCCGCGGCGACCGTCTATTCCGCCGAATGGCCGAAGATCACCCACACCCTCGCCT